TTAAAAAAGAACTTACGGTAAGACCTATTGTCAATGGCGACTTTGGATTTCCTCCACCGCCTTTCAAAGTTTTCAGACCAACTAAGAATGGAGTGTGCGTTCCAAGATTCTATGGAACTGCTAAACTTGGAGATCCCAAGGAGGACAAACGACCGGAGCCCGTCCGAATCAAGGCAAAGTTTGCTGGACAGCTCAGAGACGCCACACACCAAAACGAAGCACTCGCAGCAGCAATTCAGGCAGGTCATGGCGTCCTTTCTCTACCATGTGGCTACGGCAAGACGACGGTATCCTTGGCCATAGCTTGTAAGCTAGGGTACCGCACGATGATTGTCGTGCATAAACAATTCTTGGCAGACCAGTGGCGAGAGCGCATTCAACAATTCTGCCCAGGTGCAACGATTGGGGTTGTTCAACAAGATAAAAAGGAGGTGGATTGTGATTTTGTCATCGCTATGCTTCAGTCCCTTTCCCTTAAGGAATATTCTTTCACAGATTTTGATAGTGTGGGGACACTCATCGTAGATGAAGCGCATCACATATGTGCTAAAGTGTTCAGTCAATCCCTCTTCAAAATGTGCCCCCGACACATCTTCGGACTTTCAGCAACACCCGAAAGGAAAGATGGTCTCACCAAAGTACTTCACTGGTTTATGGGTCCAACATTCTTTGCAGTAGAAAGAAAAAATCAGGAGCAAGTTGAAGTTTTTACAGTGACATACAATTCACCAAACTATAGGAACCCACCACCTTCTATGAGAAATGGTAAAATTTCTATGCCAAACATGATCACAGAGTTAGTCGAAGATCGAACTAGAAACAAGATGTTGGTAGAACTTGTCAAAAAGGCTTCATCTGGTACGAGACAGCTTCTCGTACTCAGTGATCGTCGCCATCATTGCGAACTTCTTCATCAATGTTTTCCCAAAACTTCAGGACTTTACATGGGTGGTATGAAGGAAGCACAACTTCAGGAATCTTCTAAGAAAAAAATCATCTTCGCGACGTTCAGTCAAGCCCATGAAGGTCTGGATATTCCCACACTGGACACGGTCATCTTAGCTTCACCCAAGTCAGACATCACCCAGAGTATTGGGAGAATTATGAGAGAAACAAAGGGAAAGAAGAATGATCCACATATTTATGATGTAAATGATCCGTGGTCTGTTTTCACGGCGATGTATTACAAAAGAATGAAAGTGTATAGACAAGGTGGTTTTAAAATTCATGGGAAAGTTGTGGAAGAAAAGAAGAATGACTTCCCTCAGGGAAAGTGTCTATTTTTATAATCTGAATATCTATTAAATGTCTGGTGCATTAATACAACTCGTCTCGAAGGGTGTTCAGGATGTATATCTCACAAGTGATGAAGGACATTCATTCTTTCGTACGAAATTCATGCGACACACCAATTTTTCTCAAGCTCCCAAATACATCAAAACGATAAGTGATAAAGATACGTCTATAACGATTCCAGTTTTGGGTGATGTGATTAACGGTCTTTGGTTTGAATCGGATAGTAACAGTACCGATAATATTGCATCAAATTTGTTTTACAATTCCACTATCGATCTCTTTATAGGAGGTCAAAAAGTGGATTCTCAACACTTCGATTACTACAGCGAAATTTGGCCAAACTATCTAGCTGATACATACAATAAGTCCCAAGAATTGAACAACAAGGCGTCTCTCTCAAACAAACAATTCGTTCCCCTTCATTTTTTCTTCTGTGATCACAAAGCTTTCCTACCCCTCGTGGCACTTCAAAATCATCAAGTTGAAATACGAATCAATTTCGACGAAACCAATCTCACAAATATCCCAGAATCCGAAAAGAAAGCTAACATGTACGGAAACTACATATTCCTTGATAAAGAAGAGCGAGAAGCACTCGTGAAACGTTCTATGGATTTTGTCATCACCCAAACTCAAAGGGTTGAATTTCCACTCAGTTCGGTCACTGATAATACCACACAGTCAGGTGGGTATAATACCCTAGATATTTCATCCTTTAATCACCCAGTCAAATCACTTTTCTTTGGTTTTGGTACGAGACAAATTAATCCAGCCATAGATCGTTTTACTTTTGTAAGTACGGATTTATATATCAATGGCACATCTTTATTTGAAAATATGAGTCCAGTTTATTTTCACACAGTGCAAAATTATTACAAATCTACGTATGGTAGAACATATTTTAATGCACCCACACACTCACCCACCTATACTCGATACTATGCCTATCATTTCTGCCTCAACGCGTCAGACTATAACCCATCTGGATCATGCAACTTTAGTCGCCTCGATAATGCCAAACTTGTCATCAGAGGTGTCGAAGCGGTGAATAAACAGTACATGTACGTATATGCAGTCAATTATAATGTACTCAGGATCAAGGATGGTTTAGCTGGAATTTTATTCGGTAATTAAAGTATATGGCGACACAAGCGGATGGCATTCTCGTCACGGCTGGCCAAATTTATGTCAGTAGTTTAGATGCTGCACCCAGAGAAGAAGATATTATTTCAGGTGTCGCGAGTATCGATGCTGGTGAGATTACAGCAGATGAAATCACAGTATCCAATCTGAATATGTCAGGGTCACTGACTGCTACAGGTGATATGGAACTGACAGCTTTTACGAATATATTCCGTATGACTGCAACACAGATTGGTATTGGGGTTGTAAATCCCGTTAATGACTTTCAAGTTGGTTTAAACGATGTTGTTATAAACAGAGAAGCACCAGATTTGTTTAAAGTTACTGGTAATACATCCTCAACCAATGTAACCACTTCAAATATTCTTAGAACTGTAAATAACAAATTTTTTGTCGATAGTGCTGCTTCGAATGTTCTGAAAATCACGGGAAATACATACTCCACAAATCTCACAGTAGGTACAAAACTTACTGTGGGACCTCAAGTTAGTGTAGGAACTGACATTGCTCAGTTCCAAAATGGAAACGTCGTCATAGACAATGGAAGTTTAAACATAATTGGTGATGTCGTTGTATCTGGTAACGTCAGTATTACTGATGATTTGACATACAAAAATAGTAACAACCTTGTCGTATCCAACGCTATCATTCAGATGGCAGATGGTGACCCGGGTGGTACGTATGATAATGGTCTTATCATGACCGATAACCCAGGAATTGAATCCAATTTAGTTATAGGATATTCGACAGCAAACACAGAATTTATATTTTCCAAAACATTTGGGAGTGGCTACGATATCGGTGGTATCGAAACAGCGCAACAAATTCCACTGGATTCAAACTCCGTGAATGTTCATGTGTATGGTAAATTATATACGGAAAGTAACGTGGGTGTCGCCAACATCACACCTACACACACACTCTGCATAGGTTCTAACGTGTTTTTTGATGATACAGGATCCAATGTTATGCATGCGACAGGTAACGTGTACATAGAGCAACTCAATTTGGGTGATGGAGGTCTTGTGAGTACGAACGAATTGCTTCAGATCGATGCAAGTGCCGAACCCCCCATCATCATGGCGGCGAACGTCCAGATGTTTTCGTTTCGTACGACTGGGGCACACCCCGCTGGTGTTTCTAACAGTTCTCCAACTGATACACTCTCTGTGGGTGCTAAAGTTTTTGCAAATATTGTAAATTCAAATACTTTGACCATTTTGGGAAACACGGTGACTACAAATTTAGAAACTCGTGTCGTGGCATACAGTTCAAACATCCTCATTCACGCGGATCAAACTGGCTCGGATAGTACGTCAAATGCACTCATCCTCAGATCTGGGCCGACAGCGTCCAACGTGAGCTCCATTGAAATATTTGGTGCGAGTACATCAAATACACATCAAAATATCAGGTTCGCGACAAAGAACACAGAGAGGATGCGCGTCGCTTCCACAGGTAAAGTCGGTATAGCCAATACGAACCCTTCTGAAGCTCTCACTGTTTCTGGAAATGTTCATGTGACGGGGAGTAACGCGGTGGTGTATGGTAACACATGGGGTTCAAAGGGGATGCGTATGTATTCGAATCCCAATGTGGGTGAAAATAAGGTGGAGAACATCGTGGCAGCTGGGAAAGGTCTCAACTTCTATGCGAGTCAAACTTCAACGATGGGTAACCCCAAAATGACAATCCTCGAGACAAGTAATGTGGGTATTGGGACGGCGACACCCCAAACTCGTCTTCATACAACTGGTGGCTCCGTTTTTATAAACACACCAATTCAATATCGAAATGCGTTTAACCATCGTTCAGCTCCCATGACAGTTTCTAACGTCACGGCTATTGTCGGTGGAAGTACTGATGTTGCCGACGTGATGCATCTCAGTCGTGAAGGTAATGTGGATCGTGATGGTGTGCGAGCCACATTCAAGATGGGAAAGTTCGATAACACAATTGGAAAATCCAAATCCAAACTCGATATTTACCTCGCAGATGACCGCTACACAGATGAAACAGAGGTTCTAACTTTGAGAGCAGATGGACGTGTGGGTATAGGCACAACTCAACCATCCGCACACCTCGAAGTGTATGCTACCGGTATAGGAAATCCTGTTGGTAGTGAAGGACAGGGTAATGGTATCTTGGTACATAACCACGAATCATCTGGTGATGCCATCATAGCCATGCAAACGGATGTAGCCAGTGGTAACGCATTCACGTCGTACGTTCAGAGTGATAACGATACAGCTCTAACTGGGTGGTCTGTGGGTGTTACAGGTG